CAGGAATATCTGTATCAGCTGCTGGTGAGGTTCTGATGGCTAAACGCGCTGGCACGGATCAAATCATGCCTGACCTTGAGGCTCACATGCAGGAAAGCTTTAACCGGCTTACTCGTGAGATCATGCGAAAGCTCGCGACCAAAAAACGTAGTCCTGTATATACGGGTTTCTTTGCTTCAAGCTGGCAAGCAAGCAGGAGCAAGATTCAGCCCATAGATGAGCTTGAAGAGCCCTGGCTCGGCATCAAAAAGAAGAAAGACGCTGATCGCAGCAACAAGGAGTACAGAATTGACCCTCGGTTTTACCCGCCTGATCAAGAATTTAATTACAAGCGACGTGTTTTTATTGGCAACACAGTTAAATACGCAGTTTGGGCGTTAGAGGACGGACGAATCCAAGATTTTGTGCAAGGTCCAGAAATGGAAAAGCTTGTTAGAAATAATTTTAAAGAGCGTCGTCGAGCACTGGTATCTGTTGCTGGTAAAGGCGGTGTCGGACAGTTTGGATCATTTAAAGGCAAGACTTATATTGATTACTTTGAGGTGGCGCAATGACTCTTGTAAACGCTCGCGCTGCTTTTGAGAAAGCTGTGACCGACGCTGTTGCAGCCGCAGATAACACGGTGCTGATGGTCTACGACAACGTGGCTTTTACAACGCCCGGTAAGACCAAAAAATACATTTTGATGACGGTCAACTTTGGTCAGTCGACGCTCCAAAACCAAGGTGCGGCCCAGGATTACTACGCTGGGACGATTCAGTGCAACGTGTATGTGCCTAAATCCGCTGGCACGGCAGTGCTTTCAGCAATCAGCGAGTCAGTCATTGACGGTCTGACCTCAGTCAATGCCAGCAGCTACACCGACACGTTCAGCAGCAAGCCCAGAGTGTTAGACATTGTTGGACCCACACCGTTAAACATCGAAGACAGGTCGCACTTTGTTGGAGTGATTTCTTGCCAATTTACGGCAACAGCGTAGTATC